GGTTCGCGCACCCATGCTGTTTTCGTAAAAATGAGAAAATCAACCAAGGTTGACGCTCGGCGCCGGGTCAACTGCACCGACCTTGCCAACCTTTGGGGCGTCTCGGTGGCTGCGGCCAACAAGATGCTCAACCGCCAAGGCGCACCACCCAAGGCCGCGGACGGAACCTACGATCTGATCGAGGCCAACAAGTACAGGCTCGCCAGATTGCAGACAAAGGGCCAATCAGACCCGCACAACCTAGGGCCGCTGGACCGGGCCAAGCTGACGAAGATTGAGTTAGAGTGTGAGCGGCTGAGGCGGTCGATAGCACGCGATGAAAAGCAAACCGTTGAGGCGTCAGAGGCTCGCGCTGCGATGAACGACATCGCGGACCTTTTCGTCTCGGCCTTGGATAGCTTCGCTGCGCAGGTGGCCGCGTTGACCAAGGACGCGGCCTTACTTAAGCAATGCGAACGGCTGGCAAGCGATACACGCGACGCGATGGCCGAACGAATCGAAAGACAGGCTGAAGAATGGCAACAGGTAAGCACCACATCATCCGAGACGTCGCCGGAAGAATCCGAAGCGGACGACGCCTGACGGTTACGGAATGGAACGAGGCGAACGTAGACTATCGCCGCGTGCCGTCCTACGATACCCAGCTAAAGGCGCGCTACTCCGGAGACTATATGCCGTGGTGGCGGGAGCTGGCCGACGCCATGCTAGACCGCAGCGTCCGGGAATTGTGGGTGCTCAAGAACAGCCGGGCCGGATGCACAGAGAACACAATCCTTGCACCGATGCGCTATGCCGTCGCCAACGGCGGCAAGCAGATGCTGTATGTATCGGCCACGCTTGGTACGCTTGAGAAGTTCGCGGAAAAGCGGATCAAGGCTGGATTCATGCTGGCGAACAAGACGGCATCCGCATATCGTCAAGCGAGGGTTCGCGAGTATGAGGTGTTTTTCCCGAACTGCGACTTGATCCTATCCGTGGCTGGCGCGACCGGAGGCTATAAGCAAAGCGGGTATGAATGGATCTTCCTCGATGAGCTTTCCACCTATCCGGGATTCGCGGCGGACGTGTACCGAAAGCGCGGCGAGAACTACGCTTTCTCGAAGATCGTCGGCATCTCGTCGCCTGATGCGGCCCAAAAGCGCGGCAGCGACGAGGACCCGATCTTCATCGAGTACCGCCGCGGCGATTGTCGCAAGTGGACTTGCACCGATCCGGCAACCGGGAATCCGTTTGTCTTCTCGATGGGTACGCGGGACGGCTGGGGACTGCGCTGGAATCAGGACGCGAAGTTAGATAATGGCGAATGGGACTTGAAACGGCTAAAGGCGTGGTTCGTCACGCCAGACGGCACGACCATCGAGGAGGCCGACCGCATGAACATCCTACGCGCTGGCCGCTGGGAGCCGACCAACGTCAACCACGCTCCGGGCGTTCGCTCCTACCACGTCAACAACTTCGTCAGCCCGTTCTCCAGCTTCCGCGACATCGCCGAGGCTTTCCTGAAAGCCAAGGCCGCCGGCAGCATGGCTTTGCGAACGTTCATCTATGAGTGGCTGGCCGAGCCGTACTACGAAAAGATTGATCAACCATCCATCGAGGCGATCACATCACGCGAATCAGACTACAGGCGCGGCAGTCGTCCGGATCTACCGGAAGGCTCAACGCCAGTCGTCATCATCGGCGCGGACGTACAGAAGACCCATATTTGGTGGGTGGCTCGCGTCTTCTGGGGCGACGGCAACAGCGCGTTGATCGACTACGGTGCATCGCCGACGTTCGACGAGCTGGACGCGGTGGCGCGGAAATATGATGCGTCTCGCGTTATGATTGACGCGCAGTACCGCAAGGCCGAGGTTTACGAGGCCGCCCATCGCTACACGTTCGTACCGGTCGAAGGCCACGACCGCCTATCCATGCCGTATCTCTTCTCCCAGATCGACCCGTTCGAGGGAACACGCGGCCAAGGCGACAACTCGATTCCGCTTTTCAAACTAGATGTAGATGTCTTCCGCACGATCCTGCTCGACTGCATCCGTGGGGAGTCGGCGCGCAAGTGGTCGATTCCACGAGGCCTTCCGCTTGAGTATCAACGCCAGATCATGTCAATGCGTAAGGTTGACGGCCAATGGGTGCAGAAGGGTCAAGACCACCTTTTTGATTGCGAGACATACGCGGTGGCTGGAGCGGTATGGTCTGGAGCTTATCGCCTACTATGAGGAGACAAACCCAAAAAAGGCGATGCCACTACGAACCCCGCAAGAATGGTTGGAGCTTATCGACGATGCGCTTGCAAAGCTCATCGCCGGCGGCGTTTCCTCATACTCGATAGCTGGCCGGAGCTTCACCAAAAACGATTTGCGAGCCTTGGAAGACCTCCGCCAGTATTGGGAACAGCGCGTCGTTGAAAGCAAGCGCGGCTTCTTTACGCACGCGGACTTTAGCAAGTGGGGAGATGACAACCGCCTATGAACCTATTGGAACGCATCAAGGCATTGCCTTCCTTCTTAGCTGGTGGATATGACGGAGCAACATGGACCCGCGACAGGCCGATGGCCTCATGGCGCGGAACGATGGCCGTTGATGAAGATCGCCAGATCGGATCGGCAGACCGCCAGACGCTACGGCTTGAATGTGCCAATCTGTACCGCAACAATCCGATTGTGCGCGGAGCGGTCGAGCGGTACGCCGACAACGTAGTCGGGGCCGGGATTATCGCGCAGGCAAAGACTAGCGATGAGAATTGGAACAAAGAAGCCGAGCGGCTTTTCGGCGAATGGTCAAAGGTCGCAGACTACCGCCAGCGCGTACACCTCCGCCAGATCCAGCGCATGGCCGTCGTTTCGCGGATGTTGGCTGGCGAATCGCTTTACATCCTGACCGACGGTGGGCAGATCCAGCCTGTAGAGGCGGATCGGCTGGTAACACCTCAGGACATGCAGACCGACCCGCAGGTAGTTGATGGTATCCGCATCGACCGCAGCGGAATCATTCTTGGATACTACATCGGCAACCGCGACCAATACGGGCGAGTTGATAACACGACCACGCGCTACATCCGCAAAGAAAACATCATCCACGTATCGGCGGCCTATCGCCCGGACCAGTTGCGCGGAATACCTGAATTGGCCCCGGTTGTGACAACCTTGGCCGACATGGACCTATTGACCAAGGCGACGCTCCAGAAAGCGAAGCTAGACGCTAACAACGGCGTAGCGATCAAGACGCAAGAAGGCGCGGCGAAGATGCCGGCGACCGGATTACGCAATAACACGCCCAACGCATACAAGGCAACCGACCCGCAGTACGAGACGATCAACGGCTTGCGCGTGTATTACATCCGACCGGGCGAGGATATTCAATCGCTCGCAAGTGCTACGCCGTCATCAACCTATATACCGTACAACGAGTTCATGCTGCGACTGGTTGGCTCATCGCTTGGCCTTCCTTCTGAAATGCTGATGCTTGATTTCCGCCAGTCATCTTTCAGCAGCAACAAGGCGGCAATGGCGCAGGTATACCGCACGTTTGTGAACTGGAACTATTGGCTCGTTGAATCGTTCATGCAAAGGCTCTGGAACTGGCGGATCGCGAAGTTCATCAAGGACGGCCAGCTATCACCAGCACCTATCGACGATCGCGGAATATCTGAATGGTACCGCGTCGAGTGGTCGCAGCCTGACTATAGCTACTTGGACCCGGAAGGCTCGATCGATGCCAAAATGAAGGAATGGAATCTAGGCATTGGCTCAATATCGCAGTTCGCTAGGCTTCGCGGAAGCGATGGCGACGACGCACTAGCGGCCAAGGTTCGCGATATTCAAACAGCTTACCGCATCGCAGACCAAGCCAACGCGCAGACGCCCGGACTCAATCTTCGCTGGCAAGATGTTATCGCGTCGCTGATGCCCGGACAGCAGCCCGCAGCTACAGAGCCTCCAGCCGGAGCGGTCGATGCCGCTGGATGACAAAGAGCCGAGGCTTGAGCAGTCCGACTTCGACCGCTTCGATTACGAATACGCGGCAACGCTAAAAGCTGATTGGCCGAGGATCTGGCGTGCAGGTGGCAACATTCGCGGAAACGAAGCGTTCCAGTATTGGACCAAGTACCGTGACGGCGATCGAGGCGAAGGCGTGTTGAAGTGGGTAAAGGAACGCGAAGCGTGGGCGGCTCGCCACTTCGAGGACGGGAAGCAGTTCAAGGATGGCGGATCGCCTAACGTGTCGAACATCGCCGGCATCATCGCGCAGATCAAGTGGGGCGTGGTTGGTACGCTTGGCGAAAAACGCATGAAGGCGATTGTCAACGAGGTAAAGGACAAGCAGAAAGAGCGGGCGACCGCTGAGGGAACCAACATGAGCAAACTTGCAACAGTCATCGCATCCATGCGCTCGGAACCGTGGTTGCTTCTACCAGACGTTCACGCCGAGATTCTGAAGATGCTGGAGGCTCGCGGTCCGGCGGCCAATTATGACGACGGAGAAGACGAGGACGAGATAGAAGCTCCTCGTCCATACTATCCTGACTACGAAGTCGTCGGCAATGTGGCCGTTGTTCACATCCACGGTGTCATCATGG